TTGTCCTGTTTGAAATCCAAGGGTTTGACTCCAAGTGAGCATGCCATGGTGGAAATGAAGTCTGCACTTTTGGAGTACTTCTTTTATCCACCTAAGTTATTCGAAAACAGGCGCGAGTTATTTCGCGAAACATTTGAACATTTTGGACTGAGCAAACTAGCCCCATTTGACTCATTCATGCCTACATGGGCGGAGTATTTCCGCACCTATTGGGGTAGGGATCCCGTTTTTATAGAACGGGAAACCGGCGGCAGCAGCTTAGAGGCCGCAAGCGATAGCGAATAATTTGAGCTGCTTTCTAAGTACTCAGCTTCTCCTTGGTCAAGGAAGGAGAGCAGAGAACAATTGGAAGTGAAAGTGTGTGTCCTATTTAGGTCGGTTTGGAAGTCTTCTTACACACTGAGCGGGTGTTCCCCGCAGTTATGTGAAACTTTCCCCTTGACAGCACCCACACTTATGGAACATGTGTGGAGTGTTAAACAACGTTCCTCTGAAAAACAAACAAATATTATAGCGTCTGGTGGTAGCGCCACAAATACCACCGACCCTGGGAACTCTATAGTCCCCCAGATTTTTCCCTCTTCAGACCCCGTTGAACGACATGAAAATGTTGCTTTCGTGGCTGAAGAGAATATGACGTCCCAAGCTGTTGCTTCGGTGACTGATCCTACTTTTTGCATGGATTGTGCGGCCAATTCGGACATGGCTAATTTTCTGAGTCGCCCTGTTCTTATTGACTCGTCCACTTGGACTGTTGGGACCCCATATCCTACCACAGTCCACTACCCTTGGAAGGCCTTTTTTACGCATCCTGTTATTCGGCCCAAAATTGACAATTACGCTTTCATCAATTGTAAGCTCCATGTCAAAGTCGTCATCAGTGCGTCACCGTTTTATTACGGAGCACTATTAGCTGCTTATCGGCCTTTGACCTCTTTTGGTAGTCAATCTGAATTCACTTCTGTGGCATCTCCTGCAGACGCCACCTATCTCAGCCAACGTCCTCATATGTGGATATTGCCTCAAAACAATATGGGTGGAGAATTGGAATTGCCGTTTTTGTATCACCAAAATTGGCTTGCTC